TGAATGAAAAAAGGCGGCTATTATACTGGAAATTATGGCGCACGATAAGCCCGGCGCAGCGCGCAGCGTTGCTTTGCTGCGCGCTTATTGCTTGTACTCACAAAAATTAACAAAATTTGTTACCCTCGGGCGAGATCGGCAACGGTATTGTAGCGACCTGACAACAGAAGAAGATACGGGGATATCATGTTAGAACTCAATGCAAAAAAAACCGCGCTGGTGGTTATAGACCTGCAGGAAGGCATTTTACCGTTTGCCGGCGGCCCGCATCGGGCTGACGACGTGGTTGAGCGCGCCGCGAGTCTGGCCAAAAAGTGCCGCCAGCAGGGTTCCCCGGTGGTCATGGTTCGCGTTGGCTGGTCGGCGGATTTCGCCGAAGCGCTGAAGCAGCCGGTCGATGCCCAGGCAGGCGCCCATACGCTACCGGAAAACTGGTGGACCTATCCGCTGGCGCTGGAAAAGCAGGAGAGCGACATCGAAGTCACCAAACGCCAGTGGGGAGCCTTTTACGGCACCGACCTGGAGCTGCAGCTTCGCCGTCGCGGTATCGATACGATTATCCTGTGCGGTATCTCAACCAATATCGGCGTCGAATCGACGGCGCGCAACGCCTGGGAGCTGGGCTTCAATCTGATTCTCGTTGAAGACGCCTGCAGCGCAGCAACGGCTGAACAGCATCAGGGCAGCATGACGCACATCTTCCCGCGTATTGCCCGCGTGCGCAGTACCGAGGAGGTACTTGCCGCGTTATGATCTATATTGGGCTTCCCCAATGGGCGCACCCGAAGTGGGTGCGCCTGGGTATCACCAGCCTTGAAGAGTATGCCCGCCATTTTAACTGCGTGACGCGGTAAATTTAAAAATCGACAAATATCGTCCAGGAGCGCCATTTTTATGGCTGGAGATAGCAATCAATATCGGTTGTTTGCAATATTTGGCGACTTTTGCTGATTTCTAATGCCCCATCAGTGCCCCATTAAGCATATTCCTCAATAATAACTATCCCACCACAACCTGCAGCCCCCGGGTTAAGTGGTCGTGATGGCCCATTTGAGCAGCCAGAAGCACCAGAGCCATATCCGCCACCTGTTACGCCTGGATTATTTATGGCTTGCACGGCTGCTCCAACGCCAAGTTGACTATTGGCACCCCTTGAACCGATTGTGTAGTCTGTTGAGACAGCAGTCCCAGCCTCCGCCCCCGGCCCAGAAACACCAACGATATTCCATCCCAACGGTGCATTACTGTTAGAGTTTGCCACTGGTTGAAATGGAGGGTTAGCCGGTCCTGCTGGCAATCCGGCTTTTCCTCCGGGTGCAATAATAAGATCTCCGACGGAGCTAGTACCTCCATCCTCACCATAAAGCGATGATGCTGTACCACCTTTTCCACCCTGACCAATAGTGATCATTACTGACGTCAATGCGGATACATCATACATTCCCTCTGCGTATGCACCGGCACCACCACCATTACTCATAGATGTTTGTCCTGCTGCTGTTGCTGCTGCCGCAGAACTACCCCCACCACCGCCAAGAATTCTTATTTTCCACTTTTTAGCGCCAGGTGTTTTTGTGAACATGCCGCTGCTCGTAACGACGCGCGGAACGCCCATAAGGCGACCATTGATCGTGCCATCTGACGAGCCGAGATTTAATAACGCCTGTCTTACCGCCTCACTTCCTTCGGCAGCAATTTCAGAAAAATTATTTGCGGTCTGCAGGCAGGAAAGGAAAGACCCCGCGGTCAACATATTTGCCACAATATCATTCGTTGACCAGACTCTTGCCGTGGTCCCTTCCTGTCCTCGCTGCACAGTCATAACGTCACCGGAGACAGAGGTAACGTGCATTATTTCCGTAATTAATTTAGTAGCGGCATCAACAATGGTTAATTTGAAATAGCTTTGACCTGATACGGGATGAGGAAATAAGCCACCTGTTCCGCTACTAACTGTAATAACAGTAGCAGATGCGCTAATTCCTGACGCGAGGACGCTTTTAGCATTGTTGTTTGCCAGTAGTTTTAGCGCCATGAATCCTCCAAAAATAAAAAGCCGCAATTGTGCGGCCTTTAATTAGTTTATGACGGGGTTTATATAGCGGGAAAATCATCATGCCTCACATCGTGAATCGTATACGTGACAACGCCAATCACTTCCACGTCATCCAGCGATTCCCCTTCAATGGCTTCTCCGTAAGATGTGATAAACGCCCTGCCTAATATTTTCGCAAACTCCATAAAACCAGCGTGCCGAATGAGAACCGTGCTCCCCTGTTTAGCTTTCAGAGACAAATCAAGAACAGCAAAGCCGCTATCTGTGCTGATAACTCGCGAGTTTGCTGTGATGTTGCACAGAGAGTTCACTGTTAACGTGGTTTCAATGTAATCCGTAGCCGGTGACGGGAATCCCATGATCTGCCCTCCAATGAACACTGTTTGCATACACAGTAGTTTTATTGAAGGGGAAGATCAAGAGGGGATTTATCCGTCCATACCTGCAACATAACAAGATTACTGATAAGAAAGAATTTGCTCCATATCAGTATCACTTAAAGTTGTTGGCCAGTAGATGATTTTCTTGATGTGACCGTTGAAGTAATTGTTGGTATCAAGGTAAGCCCTTCCGATCGTCAGACGATTAAGGGCCGGAGGAACTCCGGTCACGCTGCGCTTATACCAGTTATAGCCATCAAAAAGTTTTGTAGTTAGCGCAGTTCCATCAAATGCGAAGATACATGATTGCTCGCTATCGCTTACTGCCGTCATGCTTGGTATCTCAAGGTTTTGGGCAGTACCTGAAGAGTCAGGAACAACGCCTAAAGCCGCCCCAGAAGGCGTGCCCATTGCAGTCCCTGATGCAGGAGGTCGATAAGCGAATCTGATGTGAGGGCCAGATACGCTGTTATCCAAAACAGTCATGCAAGCCAGTGAATTATATTTACCACTTAAAGTCTGAAGACTATGTGGGTTAACTACTGCTGCCAGAATAGTTCCTGCTGCGGCTGTGATAAATGCTGTCGTTGAAGGTGTTGTACAGACATCACTTGCACGCGTTACCTCAGCTCCTGCTGTAGGAATATATGATGAATATCCATCCCTCCTTTCTGGCTGAGCCCCCCATATCCAGACTGATTTCGGGGTTGCTGGCAGATAGGATGGCAGAGCAGTAGCACTGCTATCATCGTTAACCAGTGCAACAGTGAATTGTGGGGATGCGGACGCGTTCGGAGTGATGGTTATAGCAATGCGGTACCATCCGTTACGGTAAGCCTCCATTGTTACCTGAAACATTCCAACGGTCGCAGAACCAGGGGATACTTTCCCTATTTTCCCGTTTCTTAGATCGAAGTTTGCAAATGCAGTGGCAGCGACAGCTCCCTGCGCTGCCAACTGAATCACCCCAGCGGTGTTGGCTTTTGCAAAAAGACTGAACGTGTAAGGCGAAGCGGATACTGCGTCACTGGTGGTGATGCAAAGCAGCGTTCTTACAGAGGCGACCGAATCAGTGGACTCAATAAGTTTCGTCGCCGTAGTATTTCCGTCTGGAGAGATTGCATCGTTAGCCGTGACAGAAATATTTGCTGGGGTCCAGCTTGCGGTTTTAGTGAAATCCTGTGACCAGGCAACCCGGTTTATACTGGAGAGTTCAGTACGCAATCCAAGACAATCAAGAGTTACAGGGTCATAATCAATTGCAGGCTCACCTGACTGTAAATATTCAATTAAACCAGTTGCCCCAACTCGCGTAGCAACAGAGGCTCTTGTAAAAGAGAGTATATCTGTCAGGGATGCTGAGCGAATGACATTACCGCTTGCGTGTTTTATGACGTAGCGACCAGTGGAGAAATCTGCAAATAAATTAGCCCCGTCTGGTAGAGGGGCATTAACTGAAGGTAACTTGACATTACCTTTGAGCTTCATATTGCTTTGTACGATAGTCGCCATTATTTACACCCCCGAAAAAAAATTCCGTCATTTCGATTGTTGGAAATTCGGCAGTTATGAAAGATGTCTGTGCTCTTTTTTCGAACATATGAACGCTCCTGAACCAGTTCTTCAGGTAACTTTCTTGTCAGAAGAACCACAATACTATTCAGAAAGCGGAATCTTATTTTCATGAGCTAATCCCAGGATTGTTAATTGTGGTGACGCGAGTTTGTGTGCCGGTAAGGTTCAAGGAGTTTTGAGCATTTCCAACACAATGGTTGAATGAAATGTCGGTGTCAGTTAAATTTCCAGAAATTGACACAGGATATTGCTGAGTAGCTGTTGCCTGAATATCTCGTATGCTGTTATTAGATATCCTGCATTTAGTCATCGCCCGACTGCTATTTACTCCATTCCCGGCCGTAGTCTTACCGTTATTCCAGATTCTGTTATTGATAACGTCAGCATTTACCACTGGGCCCGCTTCGAAGTTAACACCATGTCGCCCGTTGTTGTTTATATCGCAATCAGATACTCGCAGACTTGAGTTCGTAACCTCAGTGGCATACCTGATGTTGATTCCGTCCTCGCCATTTTCTGAGATGTGTGTGTCTGTTATCGCATATTCGCCAATAATGGTATCACCTTTCCCGGTGTTAAAATACATACCATGTGAGGTATTGGCTTTGATGATGCAATTATTTAACTTGCCACGAAATCCAGCATTGCCACCATTATTGGTGCCAGGCTCAGCGACAAAACCATACTGGTTATTACGAAGGTTAAGATTGGCTGCAATGAGACCTTCAATTCCGCAATCAGCCAGACCGGCATAATTTCCGTAGAAGGTGCTGTCAGTAACGATAGCATCCTGTGCCGTACCAGTCCCACGTTGTGGCTCAAAGAAAATACCAAAGTTTTTGTTGTTCCTTCCAATAAGCTGGCTGGCAAACAGTGGCTCGCTGGAAAGGAAGCTTGTACCAAGACCAAAACCAGACGCGCCAAGAGCACCAACCGTGGCAAGTCGTCCACAGTTTTCCACCAGGCATCGGGTCATTGAAACCCTGTCAGGCATGTCTACGCCCAATCCCGTTGCCCCTGTGTTGCGAATTGTCAGTCGATCAAAAATAGTATTGCGATAATACTGCAAGTATATCCCTTTAATATCTGGTATATACCCATTAACAGGGTGTAATTGTTGGTTTTCCCCATCTATCGTGAAATCAGAAAACTGAAGATTTTCGATATAGGTCTCTGCACCCTGATAAGTAATTGCTGCGAGATATCCAAAAGGAAGCAAGACCGTAGCATTTTGCCCTGCACCGATTAAAGATACGTTAGGCCTTGGTATGATCGGAACGGCAAGCTTGTAGTAACCTTCTGGAATATACAAAACACCGCCACCGCGAGCAGATAACGCATCATATCCGGCTTGAATTGCACGATGCGCGTCTTCGCCTGTTTTTGAATTTAGCCCAAATTCTCTGGCATCAATAACACGACGATACTTATAAAGTTTCTCTGTTTTTTTTCTGGTTACCTGAAGCATCTCAGCTATACCAACAGGAACCCCAGGGATTCTCAATGAACCAAAATCACATACTGACTCAAACGCCTGATTTTCTGCGTCTGTCAGAACATTGAGGTATGGAGAAGCATTCTTTTGGACCAGTTGCAGAATGTCCTGAGTAGATGCAGGAACTCCAGGGATATTAATACCACCGAAATCATCCTTCACCTCTATGGCAACGCCATCAATATCGCTTATTACAACCAGGTTACCGTCGCTTGATGCTTTGACCAGTTTGGCTATCTCGCCCGATGCTGTCGTCGCAACAATCTGTGCGACTCCTGCATTGTTCCGATAGTAGATAAAAGCCAGTTCAGCCCCTTCCCCCTGAGGGACGCGGAAGTATTGACCAGAAGTTGTCCCGGCAAGACCGGCTGTAGTATCGGCAAAGGTGAGCTTATTATCGCCGAACTCTGCTGCACTGAGGGCATACCCCTGGGCCTCTTCAGCTGAATCTGCCGCCTGATTTGCAAAATCAGCGATAACATTTAACGTATCGGCCGTCATCATGTTGGCGACCATATCATTGGCCGCCCATGCACGGGCCAGAGTCCCTTCCTGCGCGCGCTCAATAGTGAAGATATCGCCAGCCTTAGCTGTCACGTTCACGATCTCAACCTGTGAGCCTGTAGCAGCATCGGTGATAGTCAGCTTAAAGTAACTCTCACCGGCCACGGCGTCAGGGAACTCGGCACCAGTTCCAGCGCTAACGATCAGCGACGTGTCGGTTGCGCTGATAGCAGAAGCCAGAACGCTTTCTGCGTTGTTTGTAGCCAAAAGGGTTAGTGCCATGTATCCTCCGGGATTTAGGCATAAAAAAAACCGCATTCGCGGATTTCATTGGAAATGGTGAAGATAATGAATAATGTTTCAGTTGCTATTCTAAAAATACTTCTTGGTTCTTTATCTACTGTCGCAATACTCCTTTCGGCATTCCTTATAGCATTATGCTTTGATATGTGGGTGAACTCAGGCATTCCGCCATTTGAAAATTTAAAATTCAGTATATTTCTATTTTTTGTTATTTTACTTATCGTTATAATTTGCCAGTGCCTTAAATTTCATCTTTTTATAACTATTGATAATAGAAATATAAAGTCAGTCAATAACCTCAACAGTAATTGATTGATAGAAAGGCATATGCAGCAGGCCGCTATCCATGGCCTGCTTGAAGAAGATGGCGAATTCGAAATCCTCGGTTATCACAAATGCCGTGTCCTTCTGGTTGTACTTCCTGGAGTTATAGGCCGAAGCATTATAGATGGCACTCCGGGTGAACTGCCGGCGCCCCTTGTAGATGGAGATCACAATACCGCCATCGACAAACTGGATAGAGATGCTCCAGCGCTGGTCATTGAGGATGTCTGTGCCGTTTACACCCAGAAGAAAGCGCAGAATTCTCCGCTTAATCCAAGGGATAGAGAAGTAAAATCCATCACCCTTGTAAAAATTCCAGGTCATGATCCGCTTAAAGAGGTCATCGGAGACAACCACCTGGTCTGACTGGTTAATAACCCGGTATTCATTGAAAGCCAGTTGGTTAAATTCCAGGGTGTTATATGGCCCTATCTCCCTCTGCTCACTGCTGGAGATTACCGGGGGCAGCACGCCATAGATACCATGGGAAATCCACCGAAGCTGATCTCCGGTGTTGTATTCTCCGATAAACACAGGCAGGTTGGCATTGACCATCCAGTCATAAATCCCCTGCGCCATAGAGTTATACGCAGTGAAGAATGCCCGCAGATTGTCATCATCATTATATTGCGTATACATATACGACCGAATGATACCGTCAAGCATGCTACGCTCCGTTAACGATCACGCCATCTGACGCAATATAGAAGTAACTGAACCTGTCGCCGCTGATGATATTGGTCCCGGCATCAGGATCGGTTATCACACCATTGATTGTGACCACGACATTTAATGTGCTTATCAGCGCCATATCGATTGTCGAGTTAATCGCCTTCAAAAACGCGTCTTTCAGGTTGTTAACGTTCAGGGGCTTGCCGGCAAATATGCCGTTCACATACTGAATGGTGGGCGCCGAGACCAGGGAGGCGACAGTTGCGTCCGTCAGGTAGTTAATGCTTTCGGTTCCCCACTGATATGTCACGGTAACGCGCTGCAGTAACGGCGTCACAAATGGGATCACGTAGTTATCAGGCCAGTCATTAACCGTCACTGTATTGTTTCTGACGTTCGGCGTCACTTCTCCGCCGCCACCCCACGTCCCGGCTGAAGTCGTATTAATGCCAATAGAAAACGTGTGAGGCGATAGCACTGTAACAGTCAGCGGAACGTCATTAATGCCGGTCATTCCAGTTACGCCAGTAATCCTGATAACCTGCCCGTTAGTGTAACCATGCGTCAGGTCAGTGCTCACAACTCCAGGGTTGGCATTCGTGATCCCAGTTACGCTCAGTGAACACCCTTTCAGCCGACTGATATCCCCCGCTGACTTATATAGCGCTCCAGCAATATCGTATATATCGCCGCCGGCGCACATGACTATCCACTTATCCCCGTCCTGAATGACGGAAACGAGCCTTGCCTGCACGTTATCAAGGCTGGTGAGGTGCTGCCTTATAAATCCCGGATATCCCTGAACGGTAGCCATCTGGGCCTGCCATACCCTGTCGCGAAACTGATAGTTCGTCTCAGGGTCCGCGCCCGGGGTACCGGCGATCGTATTTGTGCAGGTGATGGTAATGTCAGACGGAAGGCTGGTAATAATCTGATTCACCGTATTAACTGGTACGGCCCAGGTACCCGTCTCCGTTCCCTCACACGTTACGTTAGCCGACACACCAGAAGATGAGATGATCGTCGCATCACTGACTGAATAGGTATAAGTCCCATCAGAAACGATAAATCCTTGCGGGATAACAAACCCGGCCGGCCCGGAGAACTGAATGGGGACCGTTGTCGTGCCTGCGGTTTTCTGCCCAGGGATGCCGGCCTGCTGTGCGAGAAGCTCCAGCATAGCGAGGTTGGCTTTTAGAGGTCCGACCGAGTTAATCAGGTCTACCCTTGCCTGGTCACAGACGATCAGCGCGCCAACATCGGTACTTACCACGTCCTCAATTAGCGATCCTGGTAATTCAGTCGTAAGCCCTGGTGATAAGGCAATAGCCTGGGAAACGAGCTGAGCGCGCAACTCTTCCGCCGTCAGCGGTACAGGGCCTGCTGACGTATAACTGACCGGTAAATCGCTCATATGGCCACCTGAGTAATAATTTTTGAACCTGCGTTTGTGATTGCTGAGATGTTATAAACAGGCGGGTCATCGCTGACTAACGCAATCTGCAACGAGGAGAAATACTGGCTGAATTGTTTCTGAATGCGGTTAACGTAATACGTCGGCAGGATTTGCTGTATCACAGACCCGGCAGCCGGGATGCCGTTGTTTGCGTAAAAAGGTGATTCCTGTGGAGCCAGTTTCAGATTCTGGATCAGGGTGGTCAAATACACCGAGTCATTAAACCCATTTTCATCTGTTTCCACCAGGACCCACTTTCCCTCGGAGTTTCGGCCATAGGTTCTCACTCGGTGATACTCCCGTTAAACGTTGAAGTCGGCCCCCCGGTATCATTGCCGTCGTTACCGTTGGAATGTTCATGGCTGTTCAGCCACGCCACAAGGGACTCCCACCCGGCGTGCATGATTGCCGGGCTGGTGCTGGCCACTGAATCCTGCAGGTGACCGGCATCTCCCGAAAGGCTCCATTTGCTACCCGTCAGCGAGAAAACTGTCCCGCCAACGGTTACCGTAAAGCTGCCAGGCGTGGAAATAGCGATGCTGTCAGGCTTCAGGAGAAAAGTAGTATTGCTGCCGCTATCGCGCAGCGTTACACCCTCCGGCCCGTATACCGTCACCACCTGCCCGTCGACGTCCTGCCACTCGGTATTGCTGATCGGTAAGAACACCAGCGAGCTGAGGTTTGCCGGCGGTGTCATATCGGCTATACCGCCCCCCTGCCCACTGACACCTCCAATATAAGTATCAGCAGGAATAACAATACCTTTATCCCCTGGTTGCATAGGGTAGCGAATATATTGAGGCCCGAATAAAGGGATTGTGACCTGAGGCAGCACATAAGGAATATCCCTTAATTCAAATGCTACCGTAATCATTTTCCCATTTTGTTTAACCACACTTACCGGGAGAATTTTCCCTGCTTTTTGCAGGGCGTTATCAACTTTTCGCTCAGCAAACCGGTTCATACTTGAACCAAAGTTCAATTTGTTATCTATGCTCATTATTTACCAACCCGCACAAATGGGTATGCCTCAATAATTGTCACCCACGCCTCAGCTGTTGGTTGCCTGCTATTACCAATCAGCCTCACGGAACTTACTTCAAACTCTCCAGAAAATGCAGAATCTTCCCGATATTGTGAATACGAAGAAGATCTAATTAAAGGTGTCGTTTTTTTAGGCATAAGGATATGATCGCCAACCTGAATATCACCTCTCATTACGCAGGCAAGACTTATTGTCTTAAACGCAACCCATGTAGGCTGACCTATCAAGTCCTTGAATTCTATCTGTGTCGGGCTCTTACTTCTTGCTACTGCACTTGAAGGAGATGTCTTGTCTGGATGATTATCATAGTCGTTATCCCATACGCGTATCTCGTTTCCGTTAACTATTGCTATCTCTACTCCAGAGTAGCCGCTATCCCTGATTCTTGAACGTGAGAAATCCTTAAGGTCTTTGGCGAGCGATACAATATCATCACAGAACAATCCTCTATAATGATTTAGGATTAATCGATCACTGATATTTATATTGAAACTATACCCATTGATATTCATAAAACACTGCGTTAGCGCAACCGATAACTTTTGCCCCTCTTTCCAGTCAAAGGTAAGCGGAAGTGGAGCGGGCTTGTTATTGTCAACATTCTTAACCGGCCCTACGACAATGATAAGATCAAGTCTTAGTTCTACCCCTTGCCAGTTCCCAAAAACCTGGTTTATCACCCCCTCAAGAACAAGCTTAGGAATTGTCACCTTCCCTGCCAGCGGTAATCCATCCTTCATCCCAAGGTGAATTTTTATCTTTTTTCCAAAAAGATTCTGCCGTGCCTGTTGCATGTCCTGCGGCCCGATACCCCAAATGGTCAAATGTGTCTCCCCTTGTGGGGTTGACTCTCCATACCTAAGAATATCGAATTCAATCATCAGAGCACCGGGATTATAAACCCCATTTTTATGACTACTATATTTAATCTTTCTTTCGGGATTAGTGCCTTCGCCTGGAATAGTTATTTCAATGTCATAATATCTCATGGGCTATTAACCTCAATATGGCCGTTTCTCTCTCGCCAGTACATGGCTGTTGAAGTAAACACCACGGATATAATATTAATTCCACCTGATGAACCCGAACCAACAATAGGGGTATTCAATACAACGTTCCCCGACCCGTCAGTTATCAATAAATACCATCGCAAAGCGGCAACATTCCACTTAATCTGGCAGTTATAAACAGTACCATCGAGAATGGGTGTAAATGTCATGCTTTGCCGTTCATTTCCAGTAAAGGGGTAGTTTTGTGTTGTCATGACCCCACCCCCAGCTTTCCTAGGAGCCCAGTGATTGCTTCTGAAACAGAGCTGCCAAGAGGAGTATTCCCCAGGGCGTTAGCTGTATTGGTCCATGAAGGTTCGGTTACCATATCACCAGCACCAATCTTGTTCAGAAAGTTGTTAACCGCTTGTTCAGCACCACTTTCTGTGATTAGTGGCTGCTCAAAATCCCACATCCATGAGCGCTGAGGAAGTGCATCATTGCCTGCGGTTATATCCTTTACGGTGCGTAAAATACAGTTGCTATAGATTACCGAAGGTGTGGCCACAACAAATGTGCCGCCTAAATTAGAGTGTGCCTGTAGAACTGATTGAAGAGCACTCATTGTCACAAGCTTGGTCATGGCCCCTGTATTTTGATTAACAGGAGCCTCCATGACTAAAGAAACACGCAAGGGCTGCGCAAGCAAAGCATTAGCGGCAACAACCTGGTTGGCGAACGGATACCTGGCAATATCGTAATCCACCATAGTAGCCCCTTGCACAGGGCGCCAGTGACAGAAATATTTATCCAGATCTGTCAGGTTTATAGCCCCACCAAGCAACCCCGTTACAAAGCTGGCACTTTGCGTCAAAGCGACTATCGGGAGCATGCCTCCTGGAATTGCCTGGGCTATACCATCGCAGAGTATTACTGGGGATATTTCGAATCCCAGCTTATACATTTCACGTGTGAACCCCATTACCTGCCTCCCAGTTGCGCGGAGGTAACGACTGCATTTCCGCCGGTATTGTTATAGATCTGAATTACTGTGCTCTCAGAAACTCTGCTACCAGCCCCTTCTTTTTGCGACATAGCAGAAATGAGTTTTGCAACGACCTGGGGATCATTGAGGTTAAGCTTCTGGTTTTCATTAAAGCCCGTAACCTTAACAACGTGCCTGATATACGCTTCAGTGTCATTGTTATCATCACCGGCCTGCTTTGGAGGGGGCGCCCATTTGGTGGTTATCCCCCTGACGGTGTCGACTCCCTGTGTGCCATAAATTTGAAGCTGTTTTGTGGCCGCAAGGACTCCTTCATCCAGCGTTGGAAATACAGCGAACTTTCCGTTTCGCGTATTTTCGCTGTTATACCCTTCTGCCCACCGCAGGTTCCCGGGGTTATTGAATCGATCGGCAATGGTTCGGTTTTTATCGGCAGTATTAGAAGGGGTTGGATCAACCGCTTTAACGGTACCATCATCAAAGAATCGCCTTACGCCTTTAAGCCAGCTCCAGACATGAGGGTCATCATCGCTTCCTGGCGTGTATGATTTACCTGTTTTCGGGTCGACTTGTATCTCGGGATTGAGGATAGATGAACTGGATTGAACGTTATCCGCAGTAAGGCTGGTTTTTCCAGTGATCCAGTCAATTACCCGGCCTATTAAATCCCCCATCCTCTCAACTTTATCCATAAAGTTGCTTACATCTGTCGAAAATTCAGGAGATACGAGATAGTTCGCAAACTTCTGTATCCCGCTTGCCAGAGCATCAATCCACTTGCCGAGTTCGGGGGATTTCAGAACGGTATCGATCGCGCCTGCCAGCGCATCAGACAGTTTGCTCAGTTGCGGCGTGAGCGGTCCCAGACCTCGCACAAACGTATTTCTGATGCTCTGACTGCTGTAGTCGAGCTGGACGTTAAAATCCTGCCACTGCCGCGCCTGCTGGTCGGTAATTTGCAGCATGCGCGCATCCTGCTGCGCGCGCTTCTCCATGGCGGTGATCTCCTCATCGCTCATGTTTTTGAAGCGGTTCAGGTCGTCCAGCGTAAAGAAGTTTGTCAGGCCGTAGGCGTTGGCACCTTGCAGCGTGCTGCCGCTCTTCACGAAGATATCGCGCGCGTTGCGGATCATCTGCGGGAGCAGTTTTGCCGGGTCCTGGTCGGGATTGTTAATCCCCATCGCCTGAAACGTCCAGCGCTTCGACAGGTCCATTTGCGAGTCGCGGATAGCGCCCAGCGTCCCCGCGGGATTACCCAGTGCTTTCTGGTAGTTGATAGCGGTGGAATCAAGCGCGCCGATGCTCGTCCCGAGCCCAAGAGAAGTAAACCGCTGGGCGCCGGTGGTGGCCGCCAGACGGTTGATGCCAAACAGGCCGCCAACGCCCAGGACGCCGGTAAATATCCCGACAATACCACCCCAGGACAGAAGGCTGGCCGTCGCTTCCTTGATGTGTCCAGCAAGTTCTTTGGCATCCTTTTTTGCCTGATTAATAAATCCCTGACCTTGCCCGGCTTTTTTGTTGAATTCATCCTGCTTTTTCTTCGAGTCGTCGAGGTTGTTATTCAGCCGGTCGAGACCGCTGTTAATGGTCAGGATGGCTTCGGCAACGGCATTAAACTCCGCGCCTAACTCCTTCGCCTCACCTTTGGCCTTCTCGGTCTCTTTGCTGCCCTCGCCAATGCCGACGGCGGCCACGCGCCACGCTTCCGGCAAATCCTCCAGCGCGCTCTGGTATTCGCGAAACCGCTCCATAAACGCGACAAACTTGTCGTCATTTACGTCAATATCGACGATCGACTTAGCTACCATTGAAAAAACCTCTTTCTTTGAGCGCTGACAGAATGAAACGCTGGCGATACTGAGCCGGGCTGGCGTACTCCTCGCCAGTTATTTCCCGTATCACTCGCCAGAATCCCTCATTCGACGCCCAGTCTAAGAGGGTATATATGACGCTTCCGGCTGGGCATTCTGGGTCTGGGTATCGGTATCCGGCTTCGACGTCAGCAACGAATCGCGAAACGCCGTAACGCTCGATGAGGTGAGTTGCCCATCGTACATTTTGATCACCGTTCCCACGGTTGGAGCGATCAGGTTCGCTTTCTGAATGGCAGAGGAAACCATAAAAAAAACCACCTCCCCCTCAACCTCGCGGTATTCGTCAGGGTCAATAATCCCCTGCTTGAATGCCACCTCAAGCGGCGCGGTCTTCCACTGACCATCGTCGCTATAGACAACCACGGTCAGGCGCTGAATCTCGTCGACGATGGTCAGGGTTTGCGGAGGTTCAGCCAGGCTCTGATTTTCCTGTTTCCTCGCTTCCATGTCCTGCCTGAGCCTTTTTCTCAGCATCATAGCGGCTACGCGCGCAGAGCCGAGAGGGCCAACCTGTGCAATGAAGTTGGTAAACAGATTACCCAGCAATACACAGTATTCTTCTACCACTTCATACGGGAACGGCGTGACATGCAGATAGACGATAGAACCATCACTGCGGGTGATGTTGCTAACGAGATTCAATTTCTTATCTATTTTCATGCATTACACCCACATGTTGTCGTTGGTGTTCATGTAGCCGCTGATGGTCACCACAAACGCCGGGTCCATACCGCTAAAAGTCAGTTCGTTGAAGTTGACCAGATAGCAGTTAAGCAGCGTCAGGTTGCCGAAGGTGTTCGCATCCGGCGTCACCACGACTTCACCCAGCGCGGTATCAGTCAGGAAGCGCTGGCGATAGCTTTCACCCAGCCCCTGGGTTTTGAGAAGATGCACGGTCAGCGTAACCTGCTGATACGGCGCCTGGCTGCCGACAGTGCCGGTCAGCGTCGGAATAATATCGGTCGCCGGGCCGTCCGGGCGCAGACTGATGGCGTCTTTTGCCAGGTATGAGGCAGAGACGTTAAGCGCGGGGGTATCCGTGACAGAGATAGCCCCGCGAACGCGGTTAAGAAAGCCCTGAGGTACTAATGGGTTGCCCATTTTTTACGCCCCTACAAAGTTCGTTACGTTCACGTTGAACGTGATGGATTCAAAGCCGCGGCGAGGAGTCATGACGGCGCTCAGTCCGTTGTACTTCCCTTCCCGGTAATCTGACGGGTTCAGGCTGGTATAGTTGCTGAACGGAACGGCGTTGATTACGGCGTTACCGGCGTAGGTGCCTTTATCGTACTCGGTGTTGAAATCCTGCTGGATCAACTGCGTGTCAATGACACGTCCGAGGATCAGGCCGTAACTGATGCCGTTACGCATCGTTTTAAGCGCCCGGCGCTGCAGGCGGTCGATACCCTTCTGCTCATAGTAGAGCGGGTTAACCGTCGTGTTAGAGCCGTTGATAATCTCGTTTGCCAGATCGAGTTCAAGGTTGATCGCGGTCCATGCCACTGAGTACCAGTAGTTGAACGGGTTCCCGTCCAGCATGCGGCCGGAGAACAGGACCTTGTTGCTTAGGCCGCCTTCCGCGCCAGTGCCGATATAGTTGATGTTGCTGTCCTGCAGCGATTTCAGCAGCGCGCTGTTGCCTTCAAGAGGATATTCAGTCAGGCCGTACATGAAGCGGTACGCCATCGGCGGCACCATATTGCTGGAGCCAGGGTCGTTAGCCAGAGACGACTGAAACGGACCGGCCATGGAAAACTCGCTGGCCGGGATATCCGGTGACTCTACGCCCGCACACACCGTTTTATTTTTCGTTGCCACCCATGCCTGATAGGTGGCGATCGTCGTGGTAACGAAGAAATAAACCAGACTGCCCGGGGAGGTATAAAGTCCGGTCAGAGTTTTAAAGCTGGCGTTCGACTCCCACTCCCGAGGAACGAGATAGGAGAAGAATTTCTGATAGGTATTGCCAAGAGACACATCTTCGGCAATGAAGGCGGCCAGAGCAGTCACGGCGTCAGCAATGGAAATATCGCCAAGCTCAAGCACATAAACCGACCGGGTTTTCCCCTGACCCCAGAACGAGGTATTCATTTGTGAAATTTCGTTCGAAACGACTGTTTTCACGGAGCCCATGGTTGTCGCGGTACCGGGGTTGGTCGTCAGCGGATAGGTGAAAGTATTAGCACCCGTAACCGTCGCTGTATAGGCGCCGTTGTAGCCTGCCGGCGCTGAGCCAGAAATAAGCACAGGGACCTGCGAGCCGTTCGTCCAGCCATGCGCGGCGGAAAGCGTCACCGTCACCACACCGGTCGCCCAGGCAAGAGAAGAAATTGATTTTGCCGGGGCCAGAATGCTGGCAAGATCGCTTTCATTGGTCAGCAGCTGATATTCACCTGCATTCAGCGTGGTGCCACCCATGGAAATCATCGCCCCGGACTTTAACAACTGCGAGGGCTTCGGCGGATTCGTCACCGACACGTTAATATTAACAATTGCCATTTACTTATTTCTCCGGGTAAATGTTCGGAATTGCAGATGTGATCAGCTGGCGCGACAGGTCACGCATCCGTTGCTGGTAGTAGTTAATTTTGAATTTGATGGTTTTGCGCATGGCGATGATGTTCAGCTCGTTCTGCGTGACACGCTCATCCTGCACAACGGGGATGTTCATGATCCCCATCTCCGGGGCATCGCCGGTCGTGTAGTCCTGCACATACCGCACAAAGTCTTCAATGCTGGCGTTACGCAGGCCGGTGACCGATAGCGTCACATCTTCCGATACCAGCTGATACTGATTTTGCTTTTCGTCCAGATAGAATGCGCCGGCGATCGGAGACGTGTTGCTGCATTTCACCGTCGCATAGGGCGGCGAAAGGTTTTGCGTTGAGAGCATCGCCGGAAACATCGGCATGTACTGATTCAGGGCCAGCCAGATCGGCAAAGAACTCGACACCACTACGTCAGAAAGGTCTATATCGTCAGCAGAGTTGATGATCTGCGACCGCATGTGCGGGAAAATGGCCTCACCAGTGTAGTGGTACAGATTAGCCGGCTCATTCAGCCCAGTACGCCGGGAGAATGAAAACTGAACGCCAAAAAACTCACCGATGTAGAGCACCTCTGACCCGATATCGTTGAACGGGTCAATGTCCGCCTGCGCGGTAAATGTCACCACATTGCGGTCGTACAGTTGCTCATCGTCCTGAATGGTTTCTGTCGTCAGGTGCAGATAGCCCTTAACATTCACAGTGGCTGGTTCATTGCTGGGATCGTCAGACAGGACCGAGGATTTCACCCAGAATACAAAGCCATCGAGCGGAAGCACCTTTCTGATGTACTTCGTAAAGGTCACCACCTGAAACCGGCTCAGGTCATCAAGCCCTTGCGTCAGGGTCGCATTAAGCTCGGTTTTTGCGTTCTGTAATTCACTCAGGGAAGGCATTCAGCACCCCGCTTACCCAGGCGCGCATTGCTGCCTGATAGGTTCCGGTGTCAATGAACGAGGGGCGCGGCGGCCCTTTTTTGCCCTTGAAGCGCTTCGATATACCATCAAGCGCGCGGCGTGTTGGCACGCCTGGGAGGCCGTTCATTTCTGTGTTATCGAGGAAGCCCACAAAGAGATCATGAACTTTTGACATTGACTCGGCGAGCGGGTCCTGCGCCGGCGGAGCGCCTGCGAACATGTTCTCAAGCGATGCGGCGAGGTCTTTGCTCATCAGGTCAGCTATGTCATTGCCGTATCGGTCAAAGAACGTCTGCATGATCTGGTACTTTTCTTCCAGATACTCGGCAACATCCCCGGTCGTGGTGCCTTCGTCCTCGTATGGAATGTCGATAACACCCAGATGAAAGGTGATCATGACAGGCCCCACAGACTCCCGAACTGCTGAGCGATCATCAGGTAGCGACGCCCCCATGGGTCCTGCAGCATCTGAAGGTCAGCCAGAGACAGGTCTTTGAAGAAATCAGGCACCAGCCGCTGTGCGTTGGTTGAGTTATCGCCCGCGCCAGTAATAACCCCGGCTTTGAAGTCATTCAGACCATGCTCTTTGCGGAAATCAGAAAATACAGCCTCTGTGCCGTAGTTGATGAGAAACGACGCCCCAAGGTTATAAACCGCAATGCTATACATGTTCGGCATAACGGAGGCGATATCAGGGTTTACCCACTCAACCGCGCCGCCATAGGCGAGAGAAAAAGACGGCGAGTCGTCGGGAACCTGGTCGGGGGTAATGCCCATATCAGCTCGAACGAATTCGATAAATCCCGACAGACTGGTTGTCATTTTTTCTTGCTCCCGGCTTTCGGCGTGACAATTTTTTCGTTAATGGTCGGATCGTCAGAATGGTCATCGCGCCCCTTGGCCTGCTCTGCGCTGAATTCCATATCGCCCTCGTAGCCGATCCCGATTTCGCGCAGTGTGTTATCCAGCGCGGCGACTGATGCCTGCCGGCGGCTATGTGCGCCGCGGGTAAGATGGTCATCGTTATCGCGAATTGTTTTCTCAATAACGCTGGCGGAAACTGGTTTGTTGATGCTGTAGCACAGGCCGACAAACGCCTGGCTCTGGTCGATTTTGGTTGAGTCGATCAGGCCATAAACCTGATGATGCTGAATAACTGCTTCGACTTCTTCGGTCGAGCCATCCAGAACTTGCATCTGCGATCCGTGCTCAATGGGAATCTGGCGGAGTCGCCCGGTTTCCAGTTGGCGGAAAGTAAAGATGTGGCGCTGTTTGGTAGTGTTGGCGATGAACAGTTTCATTGTTTACCCTCGTAAAAAAGCCCCTGCACGGATAACCATGCAGAGGCTAAAGCACTTCTCGATTTCGCGTTTTAGGAGCTGTATGCCATCGACAGGATGGTGATAGCTTCCGGACGGACCGCCCAGCCAGATGTAGAGCGCATTTCTGACAGTACGTCAATAGCGCCCCCGGGGATTGGCGTCGGGATTTCCCGCGGCGCGGCCATGTCGGTGAACATCAGGGCGTTCGCCGCCAGAGACGGGCTAAGTTTGGCGAATTCGTTGGTGTTCACGGTGGAATTAACCATCGGCACTTCCACTTCCGGGATGGTGATGACCACCGCGTCAGTGCCGCCAGCACCGGCACCGATCAGCGTGTCGTCGTATACCCAGTCAACCTGAACATTTGCACCGCGCAGAACCTCTTTCACAGTTCCGCCAACGGTGTCAGTACCACCACCAGGACGCTGGTAAGAGGTCAGTTGAACGATCTGCTGAATCTCCATCGCGCCCAGCACGCGCTGCGGCCCGAGGATAACGACACGCTGCTGGCGACCCAACTGCATGGTGCGGGTCAGTGCGGCCTGCACATGGCCAAGCAGATAAACTGCCATCTGGCCATGATCGTAGGTCAGCACAGTGGTGTTGCTGTTGCTGTCCGGCGGCAGCGTTTCGGTGGTCGCGCCTGCGGTGTTCAGCAAGCCTTCGCCTCCTGCCGGGTTCATGCCGTACAGCAGCGCAGAGCGCAACTGCTGGAAGATACCCTGACGCATGCCGAGACGCTGAGCCTCTGGAAGTGCCACGTTCCAGTTACCGGCCGCCGCGGTGTCGTGGTGATCGTAGATACCACGGCAACGGAACAGATAGGTAGGAGTGGAAATCATGCGCGCTTCGAGCGCCACGCTCGGCAGCTGGTTGGCGTTACCGGACTGACTGGAGGTTACCTGGGTACGGATATCCAGACGGCGCATATAAACGTACTGGTCGCCTACACCAAGGCGAACCTGCGGGTTACCGCTGGCGATGGTTTCAAACGCACCGGACGCCTGCTGGTAACCGATGATCAACTCCGGCGCGATGTACGACGGGTTGACGATGGTGTAACTGGGGGTAATTGCAGCCATTTAAAGCTCCCGATTAAAGTAAGACCAGCGCGCAGGCGTCGTCGTTTTTCCAGGTAAGGAAGCCCGTCGTACTGTCATAGCTGACAGTTTTGGAATTCCCGTTCTCGATGGAGAGGACTTTCACCGGCAGCGTGATATCTGCCTGAGCCACAGCACCGATATTGCCCTGCGTGGTCGCGGAGCCGCCCGGCGCGCTTGCCGGCGCATAGGTGAAGGTTGTCGCAGTCGGCACGGACAGCACAACGACGGTACCGTTATAGGCCGCCGGAGCTACGCCGCTAATCTTCACGTACTGGCCAGCGGTCAGTCCATGCGCTGAGGCGGTAGTGGCAGTGGCCACGCCGTTCGAGTAGGTCACCGAAGACGTCGCAATGTCAGAGCCGGCAAAAGCCGCCGCGGCTGCGGTGGTCACCCGATCATTGACAAAGTCCCACGCCAGAGCCGTTTTCACCGATGCGCCAGCGGTTCCCAGCGCGACCACCTGCACTGAAGCTTTCAGCGGAACGCGCATGTTAGAGCCAAGGCGATAGAATGAAACGCTCATGCCGGACGCATACAGCGGAACCGGAGATTGTGGAGTGGTAAGGCCGTTGTGAGCCTGATTGAAGACAGTGAAGCCTTCAAGCTCAGCCAGCGACACAGCACGACGAATGGTCGAACCGCGAGGGCTGGATTTCACACCTGGCAGCAACTCAGCAACCGGCAGGCCGCCCCAGAGTGGTTTGGTTTCGGTGGCGGCGACAGTACCGGACGCCAGATTAAAGCGGTTTGCCGGATCGTCCAGGGCAACGCCCTGAATGAAGCCATCAGACTGCACGCCGAAGGAACCAGCGGCATTCGTGGTCGCCATCGGGTTAAGAGATAAATTAGCCATGCTTCAGAGCTCCCGTTAAGCCTGGTTGTTGAAACTGGTGACCTGACGCTTGCCAGACTGGAACGGCGCCCAGGTGACGGACGGATCGCCTTCAAAGGTACTAATCTCACGACCGGTAGCATCCTTGCGCTTAATCTCGCGCAACATGCCCGGACCAACCGACAGGCTGGCCGCCTTCTGGGCGTCGGCGTAGATGTGCTTTTCAGCCGCGCTCAGCAGTTGAGAGTCAGCGATGGCAGAGAGATCGACGGCTTTAAAGTCCGGCGAATGCTCCTGCAGTTGAATCATCAGCCGGCGGCGATACGCCATCGGTTTTTCACCGGACAGCGGGATCGGAGCGCGCTTGCCAAAGCTGGAGAAGACGCTATCGGCTTTCACCTGCGCTTCAGCAACTTCGTTGCGCTCTTCGTCGCTCAGTTCGGTAGGAATGCGGGAGCGAAGCTCGGCGATTTCCTGGCGCAGTTGAGAGTCGGCCTTTTCTTTTGCCATTTTCTCAGCCCCTTCGGCGTCCGCCTTTTCTTTGGCTTCAGCGTCAGCTTTTTCCTTCGCGGCTTTTTCTTCCGCGTCGGCTTTGGATTTTGCCTCTTCCGCTTCTTTTGCCTCAGCATCAGCCTTTTCTTTTTTGGCTGCTTTTTCGGCATCAGCTTTGGCTTTCAGGTCTGCTGCTTCTGAATCAGCCTTAGCCATACGTGCATCGATCGCCTTATTAATCAGCGCTACGATTTTTTCCTCGTCCATCTTTTCAGCCTCTTTGGGAATGGAATCAGATTTAACACCGGTGGGGTTAAGGAGCTTGTCCCATACACCCTGTTCACAAATTGCAACGTGGTCGAGCAGCTCGGGGGATGGCTCCACCAATAGAGGCTGACCGTCGACAATGATTGATTGAGCAACCTCTGAGAACTTCACAGTAGGCGAGGTGCTCAATTGCCTTGTTGCCATAATTTCAGCAGCTTCGGCGTCGTACACACGCGCAACGGCCCACACTTCGCCCTTATCGGCAACCCAGGCATTTGTCAGGGTGCCAATAACGCGCCTTGAGAACTCGTCACTATCAAGTGTTCTTTTTTCGGGGTGAAGCCAGATAAGCGGTACGCCAGCTACCCGCTGGAGAAATTCAGGGGTGAGATAGTCGTCCGGGTTACGGAAGGTCATCTCCTGATCTGCAGATCGCCAGGTAACTCCTGTTCCGGTCACCCGGATGGCGAACATCCACATGTTGTAAAAATATTGCGGGCTGCTGAGCGTTCCGTCAGCGATGAGCGCGGCCACGTCGGTTTCATTGAGCGCCTGCTGTGCCAGCATTTCAGCGAATGGCTGATGAAGCGGCTTAGGCAAATCGTCAATATGGAACCATCCGGCGGCCAGAGATTCGTCGTTTAACTTCGCTTCGAACTGCTCCGGCACGTCGGCGCGGTAGGTCAGATAGTCACCGTATACGCTGTGCGGCGTGAGCAAGCCATCGTACTGATATCCAGTCTCCTCCAGCACCTCGCGCCGCGCGGCGTCTATGGCTAACTCTCCCGGCTCTATCGTCCCGCCCGGCTGGCACCATGTGCCATCATCCGAGCGCTGGATCAGGAAGACGAATTTCCCCTGACGGAACATTATCCCGCTGCCAAAAATAGCCACGTTTCAATGCTCCTATGCTGCTTTCATGGACTCCAGAAACTTGCGGCCCTTCTGGGTTAGCATGTCCTCTGGAATGCTGCGGAGGTTATACAGATAGGTGACGTAGCACCGGCAGAAAACCTCTTCACCGGGCTGCGTGATTGCGTCGAGATAGCCGGCGGAGCCAGCCTTGACGTAACCATTTTTTTGCGCCCAGTTTCCGCGAATGAGATAGACCAGCTTATCCCGTTCCTTGTGGTCCTCACGGTAGTCATAACCCGCCTGGCGCCAGTGACTGTGCCACTCGGCAGCAATTGCGTTGTTGCTCGTCGCGATGATGTTGTCGATATTGGCGATCAGCTTATGACTCTGGTCAATCATCACGCGACGTGCTTCATAATCGACCTGCTGGGCACTCTTCTGGATATGATCGCAGTTGTAGTTAACCCCGCTTCGCGACGATGGTGACAGACCGCCACCGACATAATCCTGCACCGGTATGCTGGTTGCCCAACCGCTGAAACGCTGCACGGTTTTGTTAATCGCCGCGGTGCGATTCAGCTTTATCAGGTCAGCGCTAGCGAGAATGCGGCGATCCAGTTCACTCCTGAGCTTTGGCTCCATGTAATTAAGAGTGAAACGTGAAAGCCCCTTGTGGCGCTCCAGCGCGCCAGCCTTGCTTACCTGCAGGTCATAGGTCTTCCGGAGACGTTCTGACACCATGCTCATGTAGTCGTCATCAGTTTCACTTTCGGCAGCCTGCCGGATAATGGACTGCCATTGCTCCAGCTCTTGCCGCGAGGTGTAGCCATTGCGCAGAAAGAACTTCACCGCCTCACGTACGGTGCGTGTGAAAGTCTTCATAGCATCATCCCGCCGCCGGGCTCTTCTCCCTGCGGCTGCTGAGGCCGATTAGCCTTTAGCGAATCGATATCAAGGTCAAGCCGCTGCGGGAACAGGCTTTCATTGGCGTTTGCGTTGGTCTGTGCCCACTCGATAAGCAAAGCGCGGTTTTCGTCGTCCGTGTTGGTTTGCGGAAGGAGAACTTCCAGCATGCTAACGATCGCCTTAAATCGGATTTCGTCGACCTTCACTTTTTCGCTTTCCGGCTCTTTCAGAGAGGACGGCCAGCGATATTCGAAGTTGTTAATCCATGATGAAAAGTACACGCTGTGCGTGTTTTTCAGATCCGGGAAGTCAGCGCGAAGAGACTGGAAAAACTCAATACTCCAGGCGCGGTACTGACAAATACGGATGAAATAGTCGTACAGCGGCTCAAGCCATTCGCGGATATTGTCGATATATACCGCAACCGAACGGGCATCTTCCGTCCCCTCACCAAAACCCTGAGCGAACGTTTCCGAATTCAGGATGATGGCCGGCATGTCGGCCGCCGCCGCGATATTCTCCAGGATGTGATTGCGGGCAGAATCTAGCGGTTTTTCCAGGTTGCTTAGGTCGATCGATTCGATGCTGTCACTCTCTCCGATCTGCAGGACCTCACCTGTCTTACCTCTTTTGAGCAGCATTCGTTTGATGCCGCTGAGCTTCTGCATCATGTTGTTGACGACTGAGCTAGGGCCCTTAATCTTCGTTATCAGCAAACCACCTTTCACGGAAACCATGTCGTCAGTACGCATGGTCTGAATGAAGGATTTCAGCGGGAATAGCGCGCGCTGGTAAACGCTGCGTCCGGTAAAGCCAAAGGCCGCCGAGTTATAGGCCAGATAAATAGGGTCCTCATTCTGCTGCACGACGCAGCGGGATTTGTGATATGGCTTGCCAGCCACCCTGATCCCGTCAACCTTCTGGAATTCCTTCGCGTTCGGGTCCTGGTTCAGAACGATACTCCCCGCGGTGTTCAGCGGGTCAAGGATGTTGAAAGTCACGTTGTGCTTATAAAGAGTGCGGTAATCCACCGCCGTGGATGGCTCCTGGTTATCAACCAGCATTGCGACCGCAGAAACGCCGTAAATACGAGATATGCGCGCCGCATTGGCAATGTGCTTATTGGCGCCCAGTGCTTTCCACTCTCGCTCAAACGCATCGCGAAGACGTTGCTCAATACCGTACGCCTGCGAAATGTGAAGGGTGCGCGGCTCATTCATCGCCATCTTGATGGGGCGATCCACCATTTTTCCGCCCAGCGGGTGGAAGAGGTAAATCGTTTTGCAAGTCTCATAGCCAGCCGACATACCCGGCTGAATATCATCGCTGTCCAGGAGCGTGATCAGCTCCGGCGAGCAACTGCCGAGTGCGATATCATCTTCGTTCATTGGTTTTCTCGCTAGAGTGCGTCGCCGCTACCGAACGCGATGATCAGCCCGTAGGTGTAATCATCCAGCAAATCGTCGGCGCGCTTGTGCGCGTTCTTATCGGCAAGGTGGAATCGTGATACCTGCTTATGCAGATGATTAGCTGTTTCGCCCTTGAATACGGCTGTCTTCTCGTAGGCGTATCGGGATATTTTCGCCAGGCCGCGGTAGTGATAACCGGAGGCCATAATGGCGCGCTCGTCCTTCCCTTTGCTGGTCAGGGCGGACTCAATTTTGTTGACCGGCCATCCAAGGCTTTCACCTTTCTGCAGGAGAATGCTGCCCATACTGGCGTCTTCGATGAACACGCCCAGGCTGCCGTTGATGGATACACACTGGCTGGAAAGTTCATTGAGGCGCTCGAATACCGATGGCATCCACGTTTCCAGCAGCGCGCCGTCGATCTGCACTACATCCCAGTCGAGTATCGTCAGGCGCTGAATGCCGGGACGGGTATCGACGGCGTAGTACACCACCGCCGTACCGTCGTGCTCGGTACCGCCTTTAACGGCGGTGTCCATGACAGCGAATACTGCCTGACACATTTCAGGGTAATCGACAGGCTGATCATGGTTCTCACCCTCAAACCATTTTCGGACGTCAAACAGCGACGCTGCGGACCAGTCGACGAACTCGGCCAGGAACTCCTGCCGGAACACGCGCGGATCGTTGTTCTTCCGTTCCTTCTCCAGTTCCTCCGGAGGCACGAACGGGTTGGACGACGTCGGCGCGTGATGCTCATGGAAGCCTAGGTCTTTGTTGTGGCAGATGGCATAGAAGAAGTTTTCTTCGTCCACACCGTCAGGCGTTGAGAATACGTAGGCCCGGCCCTTTGTCGTCAGCAGCGTAGGCTTAATCGACTTTGGCCAGATCTCCTTCAGCATTTCAGGCGATTTGGTAAAGGCCGCCTCATCGATCAGGATAATTTCGTATTCACGACCACGGCCCGCCAGTTTGTTATCGTTGGTAACCCAGAAGTCTATTTTTCCGCCGTTCTTCAGCAGCAGGCGCTTTTCCTGCCGGCTAAAGCTCTTTTTCAGAGGAAGCAGGATTTCTTCCAGCTTGTCGTAAATCTCCTGGTACTGCCGGTATTCAGCGGTAAAGATGCCAACCCTCCCGCCGAGGGAGATATCCATCCCCGGGCGCCGGAATTGTGACGTCGCGTAGGTAACTGCGGCACTCGACAGCATGAAGGTTTTACCCCAGCGTCGACCACAGCGAACCGCATTCAGCTGGTGATCCCAGGAATCAGACCAGACCGTCAACTGCCCGTCGTGTAGCGTGGGTAGGTAAATATCGGCCATGATTTATCTTCCCGGGATAGGCAGCGAGTTATGCACGACGATCGCGTTATCCTTGTCGCCGTCTTTCAGCACATCTATTTCGAGCTCAACCTTTTCGGTCGCGGCTTCGCGGTAAGCGGCATCAACGCGCTGCTTGATAATCGCCGCCTTGGTGTACTCCAGCGACTCAATGCGCGCAGTGTTGCGATGCATAGCCTTCTGCGCCTGAGAGATAAGGTCGTGCAGATCTTTGGCCTGTTCGCTGTCGGCTGTCTCCAGCTCTGTCTGCCAGCGCCCGATATTCTCCGCGGCTGTCAGGCTCGCCGCACGTAGCCAGAAAAGCTCATCGTCGAGCGTGAGCATCTGAGCATCTTCGGTGATGGCGTCAGAGAGCAGCATCCGGCGGCCGTAGCCACCATGCTTTAATGCATTCTGGTTGCCAGGCTGGAAGGCGTTCGTCGGCGGCGCAGTGCGCGATCCGCGTATCGGTTTCGTTTCTGGAGATTTTGAGCGGGCACCTGTTTCACGGGCGGATTTTTTCACCTTCCCGTTTTTACTGGTCCCGCCCTTCTCCTTCTGCGAATTCGCAGATTTATTCGCACTTTTTTTTTGCGAATTCGCACCGTAATTCGTGACTTTGATATAGCGTTTCGCAGATGAGTAATTCAGTCCCTGCGCTGCGCACCAGTCTTTCGGGGATATTCCTGTTTTGGCATGCTCGGCGAGGAACTGGTGTTGCAGTGCTCCCCAGTCCGGTTTTGCCATGGTCCTTACCTCGTTGTGACATTATCGAGCCACCTCTTGAAGTGGCTCTGTAATGCCTATCGCGCGATCATTTCTTAATGCTGTCCGGCATCACCGCGCCAACAACGCCAGCCAGCGCTACGCCGCCAGCGATGACGGTTTCCTGAATGCCAGGAGGCAACTGATAACCAAATACGCCAGCAATGACCAAGATGATGCCGCGCCAGGTGGACGGCTCTTTCAGTCGATTAATGAGATAGTTCATAGTTCCACTCTTTCCTTTACCCAACCATATAGAAAATCTTTATTTGCCGCCCGAGCTTCAGCAAGCTCAAGATAGCGGGCGCCCTGGCTACAATTCAGCCCCTTCAGCAGCGTGGTTTCGCCATCTTTGCCACGAACAGCGAGATAACTTTTCAGGGCGGCGATGGTGATATTGCCGATCGCGCCGTCCGGCTTCAGGTCCGGATATAGCTTGCCCTGCATATTCAGAGCTGATAACCAGCGCTGCAGGAATGTACTGGCGACACGCGGCCCCATGTTCACGCCGGTATCACACAACTCCTGTGCAATGGCTGGCGACAACTCGGCGATGCGGTCGAACTTCGGTTCAGTCCAGTATTGCGACAGGTAAATGGCTTTGGCGGTTTCCCGCGGTAACACCTTCATATCACCTGCGTAACCATATGCGCGGGCGGTAGTCTGCGTGATACCCCAGCGCGTAGGCCCGCCTTTATCATTCGGGTTATTTACGTAACCCCCTTCTTTACCGAGGATGCCCTCGATAATCTGATCTGCTGTCATGGCGCCTTGACTCCGGTAATGCGCTCCCAGAAATAGGTCAAAGCAACAGAACCCATTGCCCCGCTAATTCCGGAAGTGGCCAGTAT